CATAGGCTTTTGCGTGCCAGCGGGCACGCTTTTTTGTTAGCCCGATTGTGCTAACTTTCCGAAAATATTAGTACCTTTGTGCCAAAACCTACAAAATGTACTGATTATGAAAGAAATAGAATTTGTAAAAGTAGGCACACGCCTACTGAAAGCAGACGCAGAACGCTTGAAAGCAGTAGCAAAGCGTACTGGCTTCAGCAGTGACTACGCATTAGTGCGCTATCTTATCCATACTTTTTTGCGCGTGGCAGACCCAAAGAACGACGTAATAGACACGCCGCTGGCACCCGAACTTATAGAACTTTTCAGCATAGACAAATCGCTGAAAAAGGACATAGAAACGGCGTTTGACAGCATTAGGCGCGTAACCTTTGCGCACAATATCCAACGCTTTAACGAGAAAGTAGGACGTACTGGAAAGAAGAAAGCCGCCACCATCGAAGACGAAGTGGCAGAAATGTTTGAAGACTGCGAAGCAGAGGGTGCGGAAAAAACATACCCGGCTAACATTCTGAAACGAAGCATGAAGTAGTACATGGCAGCAGACGACGGCTATAACAGAATCATTCACGGCAAAGAGTGGCGACGTATCAGTAAGCTATATAAAGCCGCGCATCCACTTTGTGAAGAATGTGGAAAGTGGCAGGCTACGGCGGTACACCATCGCAGACCTTTGGAAACGGCGGCTGATTTTGACGAAATGTTAGCACTGGCTTACGACTGGCAGAATTTGGAAAGCGTCTGCAAAGACTGTCATAGCCGCTTGCATAACGAACTGGATAGCCATAACTACGAACGTAACAAGCAGCTGGCAGCGCGCCGGAATGAAGACCGCGTCAGTGCTATACTATCACTATTTGAAGACTGACATCATGGCAAACGACAAAGATAAACTGGTAGCTTCAGACAGATACATGAAGCAGAAGAAAACAGACGCTTACGCGGTGCTTATCCGTGACGCGCTGGAAGTGGCCGACCTATACAAGCCGGAGAAAGAACCAGCTATATATATGCTGGCCACGCTGCTGGAACTCTACCAAAAGACGCGCGCCGCCATCGACAAAGACGGGCTGACGGTAGAAAACAGCACGAAGACGACTATAAAGACGGTGGCGAACCCGGCAGTGGCTATGAATCTAAGCTACGCCAAAGCCATACAGAACTATTTGCAACAGCTGGGGCTTGCTGCTGCCATAGCAAGGGCTGGCGGCGCAGACAGTGGCGGCGGTGGCGACATGGCAGACAACCCGTTAAACCAGCTACGTGAAGCCATCGAAAACAACAGAACGCCAGTTATACTTAAACTGAATAATGCAGGGTGACAGACAGCGAGCGACAAGCAGCCCGTGCGCTGAAAGCTACTGTCTGTAAAGAACTGGCAGGCATCAGCGTAGAGGCGTACAACTTGACAGCTATAGACTACAGACTGGAAGTGTACGCCCGTGGGCTTATTATGTCGCCGGACAAACATAATATTTGGGAACTGCTGGCACTTCGCAGATTCTTTGACTTCTTAACGCGCTATGAATTCCGCATTAACGAAGTACAGAACTACATAACATTCTACGAAAGTCTGAAGTTTGACGGCGCGCATGGCCGGACACGCTACAAAATGACACCCGTACAAGTCTTTCAGTTTGCTAACATCATGGGCTTTTACACTGAAGACGGTAAGCGGCTTATCCGTGACGTGCTGCTGTTTGTGCCGAGAAAGTTTGCTAAGACTACCAGCGTCACAAGTTTTGCAGTGTACGACTTGCTGGTAGGTGACGCAAACGCACAAGCCTACACAGCGGCAAACAGCTACGAGCAGGCGCAAATATGTTTTAGGGAAATCAAAGAAGTGCTAAAGGGCTTAGACCCACAGCTAAAGTCTTTTAAGCTGAAGCGTGAGAAAGTAGAATGGATAGACACTGCCAGCAGTGGCCGCACTGCTTTTGTTCGCTGTTTGGCCAGCAAAGCCGACACACTGGACGGCTTGAACGCCAGCACCGTTATAATGGACGAATACAGCCAAGCGGACAGCAGCGAACTGTACGGCGTGCTGACTACTTCAATGGGCGCGCGCCTTAACCCGCTTACTATTGTCATCACCACGGCTTCAGATAAGCCAAACGCGCCGTTTGTGTCTATGCTTAACCGCTACAAAGACATACTGCGCGGAGAAGTGGAGAATGACCGCGTATTTGCCCACATCTTTGAGCCGGACGTGGACGACGCGCCGGACGACCCGGCTACATGGGCAAAGGTGCAGCCACACTTAGGCATAACGGTACAGCCTGACTACTACGCCGCTGAATGGGAGCGCGCGCAGACTGACGCAGAGGCTATGAAGACATTCTTAACTAAGATGCTTAATATTTTCGTCAGTGGAAATGCGCGCCCGTGGATAGAGGGCGCAACCGTGCGAGACCATAGCGAGAAGATAGACATCACACAGCTGGCAGAACCAGCAGACTGTGAAGTAGCCGTGGACTTGTCAGTAGATAACGACTTTTCCGCTGTAAGTTACTTTATTTATCTGAAAGACCGCAAAAAGGGCTACATTAAAACAGACTTCTATTTTCCGGCTGGCCAGCTTGACAAACACCCGAACCGGGAACTATACAAACGCTGGGCTGACGCTGGCTATCTGAAGCTATGCGACGGCAATATAATAGACTACCAGCAAATAGTTAAGGATATTTGGGATAACAGTAAATATCTGCGCATCTACAAATTTGGCTATGACCGCTACAAGTCTGCTGAATTCCGTAACACGCTGATAGCCGGGGGAGCCACGAAAGAACAGCTTTTTGACTATTCACAGACAGCCGTACACTTCACTGCGCCCGTGCTGGCTATGAGTAGAGGCATAGAAAAAGGCTACCTTATCTTTGAGCCTAACCCGATTATGCAGTTTTGCTTTGATAACGCCGTACTGGTTACTGACAATATGGGCAACGCAAAACCATTCAAGAAAAACGACAGTGAGAAAACAAAGATAGACGGCGTAATTACGGCACTTATGGCTTTGGGTATGGCAGACAACCAAGTGCGCAAAGGATAGACACCGAGGGGGCAGAAACAGACACTATAACATAATATAAACGAATTCCGCAAAATGGGCATATTTGACAGATTCAAACGAAAGAAGTCTACGCCAGCGAACCAGCGAGGCGCAGACGCTAACATTATCGCCAGCACCAGCGGCGACTTATCAAGTATATTTGCTACTGACGGCGTAAGTGAGACTACAGCCGTGCGCATAGCTACCGTTTTCCGCTGTGCGGACATCGTAAGCAGCAGTGTGGCCGGGCTGGGTATTAACGTACTGCGTAAGCGTGAAGTGAACGTGGACAGTGTAAGCTACCAGCTTTTCAGCGTAGACGAAAATCATCCGCTTATGTATCTGCTGAACGAAGCACCAAACGAAAGACTTACTGCTTTCGACCTTATGAAAAATACCGTGCTTCAGATACTTCTAAAGGGTAATGCGTACCTTATGCCGGAATATGACCGCGACGTAGTAAAACGTATTTTGCTGCTGTCTGCTGACACAGTTACATACGATATTCACTGGAACAAATACACGGTGAAAGACGACATTAACCACGTCTACGGCACATTCGAGGCTGACGAAATACTGCATTTACGTAACTTCAGCTGTGACGGTGGCTACACTGGCAGCAGCACTATAGCATACGCTGGCCGTGTGCTTCAGATAGGTGCGAAGACAGACGAACTTCAGATAGACAACTTTAAGCCCGGAAGCACCACGCGCGGCTTTGTCAGCGGCGACAATACCGTAACGCAGGGCTTTGGCCAGCTGCAAGACGACCAGCTGGAAAAGGTTAGTGAGCGTGTAGAAAGCGAACTGCGAAGCGGAAAGCGTATTTTCCAGCTATCGGGTGCTATGCGCTTTAACCAGCTTTCTTTGTCGCCAACTGACTTGCAGCTGCTTGACAGTAAGAAGTTTAACGTGCTGGAGATTTGCCGCTTCTTTGGTGTGCATCCCGACAAGGTATTTGCACAGACCAGCACGAACTACAAAGCAAGTGAAAACAGCCAAACAGTCTACATGACTGACACGCTGGCACCACTACTTAGAAAGATAGAAAACGAACTAAAGATAAAGCTAATAGACCGCGCCATTTCTCCATACTACAAAATCAAATTCAATTTGGAAGACTACTACCAAAGCGACGTACTGGCAGAAGCCGACTACTTTACTAAAATGGTGCAGGCTGGCGGCATGACACCGAACGAAGTACGACTGCGCAAAGGACGCGCGCCGCTACCCGGTGGAAACAAGCTGTTTGTAAGCTGTAACGTGGCACCAGCCGACAGCGCAAAGATAAACGGCGACAAAGAACCAGTGAAGCGTACCGTAGACACCGAGGGGGCAAAATAACAGAAAACTAAAGTAATAATAAAGCGACACATAAAAATGAGCAAAACAAGAAAACTTATTCGCGCATTTGAGGGCGAAAACTACCAGCCGCGTGCCGTTGAGGGAACGCGAAGAATTGAGGGCTACGCCATCGTCTTCAACCAGCGCAGTGTGCTGGTGACAGACTGGAATCTGTGGAAGCGTGTAATAGAGATTATTTCCCCTACTGCCATTTCCGACGACTTGCTGAAGCGTAGCGACGTTATAGCCACCGTGGAGCATGACGCGCGCCGCTTGCTGGCACGCAGTCTTAACGGCAAAGGCACGCTGACGCTGACCATCGACAGCGTGGGCTTAAAGTATGCTTTCGACTGCCCGGACACAGCAGACGGAAATTTTGTGTATGAGCATGTGAAGCGTGGAAACATCACTGGCAGCAGCTTTATGTATGTCAATATCGACGACGAATGTAACGTGACCTACACAAAGGAGAAAGACGAAAACGGCAAAGAGCAGATTATTAGAACGGTGAACACCATCGACAAGCTGCTGGACGTGGCCGTAGTTATGCGCCCGGCTTATCCGGCAAGTAGTGTTGAGGCCAGAGCCGACGAAATGAAAGAGCTGGAAGCCGCCATTAAGCGCGCGCTGGGAGAGGCTGACGAAGACGAACCCGGAAACGGTGACGAAGACGACGACGAGACCGTACAAGAAAGATACTGGCGCAGTCGTCAGCTGGCTAACGACGCTTTGCGTGAAGCCTTAGAAATCGAAATGCGACACAACTAATTTTTATTCACCAACTTTATAAAGTTTACAATTATGCCAAAGAGACAAAAGAGCGCGGAAACACGCGCAAAAGAAAAGAATCTGCGCAGCCAGCTTCAGCAGAATAAGCTGAAGATGCAGCAGATTAGTGACAAAATCGTAGCTGAAAAGCGCAGTATGACACCCGAAGAGGAAACCGAAATGGCAAATCTGCGCACAGCTAACCAGCAGTTAGGTGTACAGCTTGACATACTGGAAGCACCCGACTACGTGCCCACGCAGGAGCGCGCAGACCGTGACGAAGCTACAGCAGAGATTTTGCACAGTATGTGTAATATGCGCGGCGTGCCCGAAAAGTACGGCTATCTGCGTGCTGCTGGTTATCCTAACTGTATGATTATCCCGGCAAGTGAAGCTGAGGCTTCGCGTATCTTAGCCCGTGCCGACGGAGACCCCGCGCCAGCGCAGGAGCCAGTCATACAGACGCTTAACACTGTTACGCCTATCGTGCCTATCACTATGCACGACATCGTAGAGCCGCTTTCGCATCTGCTTATCTACGACAAGGTAGGTTTGCGCGTGCAGCACGGCATCGAGGGACAGTGGAATTTCCCGGTAGTAAGCGGCGTAGAAGCTACTTTCTTAGGTGAGAACGTAGAAGTTACCGACAGCAAGCTGGACTTCAGCAGGATTACGCCGGAACCCAAGCGTTACAGCATCAGTATTCCCGTGTCTAACCTTGCTATGATTCAGTCTGTAGGACTGCGCCAAATCGTGATTAACGCCATTTCTACGGGCGTGGCTAACCTTATTAACAAGGTTACTTTCTCCACTTCGCAGATTGGGCAGGCAGCTACATTCCCCACTGGCCCGTTTGTAGGCTGTGACACCATTAACGCTGCTGCTACTAAGATTACCTACGCCGAGGCCGTGGCACTGAAGTACACCGTTATCGGCAAAGGTGTGCTGGGTGCTGAATTCGGCTGCTACGTATGTACGCCGGAGACCTACGCAGAACTGGCAACCACGCCAAAGGATGCTGGCAGCGGCCTTATGGTATTGCAGGACGGTAAGATAGACGGCACGCCCGTATTCTATACTACCGACTTCGACAGCAATAAGCTGGGCTTCGGTATCTTTAGCTATGACGTTTGCGGCTTCTTTGGCCAGCAGCGTTTGGGCTTCGACGCTACCAGCAAGGATGCTTTGAAGCAGGATATGACGTGGTTTGTGCTGAATGGCCACATGGACTTGAAAGCACTGCGCACAGAGGCATTTGCCTACATCACCAAGCACAACTAATTCGGGGTGCTACTACTTCTTTCTATCAGTGGCGGCTGGCTGGCACGTTGAGGCTGGCCAGCCGCTTAACTTAAAACGAAAACATCATGGCAACATTTGCGACACTGGAAGACCTCAAAGCACAGTGCAACGTAGAACACGACGACGACAACAAAATACTACGTCAGCACTTAGACACGGCTGAAGCATGGGTAGAAAAGACCATACAGCAGCCGCTACAGAACGTATGTGTGAACGGCCAGCTGCCAAAGCCAGTTAAGCAGGCTATACTTATCTACGCCGCCGGACTTTACGCTAACCGCGAACCAGTGGCTTTCAGCGGCCAGCCTACAGCCATACCGTACTTTAACCCGTATGCGCTTCTAACGCCATACATTAACTACCGATAATATGCGCGCCGGACTATTAGACGAATTCTGTACTGTGTACGGTGAGAGCCGCCAGCAGTCTGCCAGCGGCTTCATAAAACGCGAGACCGTGGAACTGGCGCGCGTGCGCTGCCATCGTATCAACAAGCGAGAGAAAGCAGCCGTAGCAGCCAACGAAGAACAAGTGCAAGGCCAAGTGACTTTGCAGCTACGCGACGACAAACGGCTGCAAGGTGCTACCAGCTTCAATTATGACGGCGAAGACTACCATATAGTGCAGACTATCCGGCAACGCCGCGACAAGTCGCTGGAATACACCGGGCAGCAGATACAGAAATAACTATGGGCAGGCTGACAGAATACTTTGGCAAAGGTGGCGGCACCGGGGGAACTGGTGGCGGCATAGCCAACGAAGTAGAAGTAAAGTATAGCGGCATCGAACATTTAGACGCTGCATTACAGCAGCTGTCAGAGATTGAGAGAGACCGCGCCGTGCAGAACGGCTTACGTGCTGGCGGTGCTTATTTGGTACGACAAGGCCGCAAGCGTCTGCGCAACGGACTAAAGACAGACAAAGCGCACATGCGGCGCGAGACTGGAAGACAGCCCGGCAACCTACTGAAGTCTTTCGTGGTGAGGCTGAAGAAAAGCCGTACTGGTGCGCTGGTAGGCTTCAAACGCCCGGAGGGTAGCCACAGCCACTTAGTAGACTTAGGAACCCAAGAACGTGAGACACACAGCGGCCAAAACCGTGGCAAAATGCCATCACTGCGCTACTGGACTGATACACGCGAACAAGACACTAATACTGCTTTGGGCTATGTCATAGAGGGCATAGAGAAAGCAGCTATACGCAGGCTGGGAAAATGACACCGAGGGGGCAGAAACGAACAAGCCACCAGTAATATAAAAAGCAAATATGGCAAAGTCGAATATACGGGCAGGCGCAACAATGCGCGACGCGCTTCTACAGAACGCTGTGCTGGCTGAAATCATAGACCAGCGCGTTTTTCCGTTACGCGCGCCAAAGAACACCAAAGGCAGCTATATACTGTATGGGCGCGACGGTTACGAGCCATCACGCACGCTTATGGGAAACGTGGAAAACGTGGCTGAAGTAATGGTGAACGCCTACAGCACTGATTATGACGAAACACTGGATATGGCAGAAGCCATCGAAGACACCGTGCGCGTTATGCGCAACGCTGGCACAGAAATATTTGTAGCCGACGCGATAGAAGACGTAAGCGGATATACTGACACTGGCGAAACCATCTTTGTGCAGTCATTCACAATAAAATTTGGAACACTTCAAAAATAATTCATAGTATTAACATTTAAACATTAAAAAATTATGGCAGCAGGAGCATACGACAGCGCATCTGACATCATGCAGGGTCAAATGCTGATTTACGTGGATAACGCGCTTTTTGCCTTTTCCACAAGTACCGAACTGGCAGTAAACACTAACATGGTAGACACCAGCAACCAGTTAGACGGCGGCTGGGAAAGCAGCCTACCCGGTAAGAAAGGCTGGACGCTTAACGGCCAGTCATTCGTAACACAGAACAACAGCGGAACCAGCGCAGACGCTTTGCTGGCAAAGCAAATCAACGGGCAGACCGTCACTGTGTGGTTTGGTAAGTGTACCATCACAGACAACGCAGAAGGCGGCGTAGACGTGGTTAAGGATGCAGGCGGCTGGACTGGCAAAGCCCACATTACTGGCTGTACCGTGACCAGTGAGGCCGGAAACCTTGTTAAATTCCAGTGCAACATGCAGGGCACTGGCGCGCTGAAGCAGGTAGCAAACGAGTAACGGCGTAATTCATAGTCAGTATTTGTTTTAGGTTAGGGAGCCAGCCGGGTAACTGGCTGGCTTTTTCTTTTTATGCTTACTTTATCGAATATCATAGAATGGGAGCAGCTGACGGGAAAGAAGCTGCAAGAATACGACGGTAACAGTATAGACGACATGGCCGCTTTGGGCTATGTGCAATACGAAGACCGCCGCAAATGGACGCTGGCAGAATACAAAGACGCTTTAATGCTGGCAAAGGAAATGAAAGAACTGGAAAGCGTAGCACGCCGTGCCGCGCTTGAATTCAGATATATAGCGCAATTCACTGCAAAAGTTGAGGCTGACGGCGAGAAAAGCGACGAATCAGTGACAGAGATATGCGGCCAGCTTATCACCAAAGGCATAGACGGAAATTTTCTGTTATCGCGCGGGCTGGAAGATTTAGGCTGGCTGACGCGCGCCGCGCAGAAGCACGAACAGCAGCAGCTTGAAAACGCGCGCTTTTGGGCTTATCTACAGCTATCGCCGTACATCGACAAAAACAAAGCCAAAAACGCTAAAGAATTCCTACCGTTTGCATGGGAAACGCTGGAAAGCAGCACCATAACGGACATGGAAAAGAAGCTGGCACGGGCATTTTTTGGAAATAAAAAGTAAAACAATATGGCAAAACTTAACTTTTCTATCGCGCTTAACTTGCTAACGCAGGGCATTAAGCATGGAGTGACAGAAGTAGAGGGGTACTTTAAGAAGCTACGCAGTACCATAGTAAGCACGCTGGGCGGGCTGGGCATCGGTTTGGGTATAGCTGAATTCGGGCGCAGCATGATAGCCGCCGGAAAAGACTTTGAAGCTGGCATGGCCAGAGTGCGCGCAGTGACAAACGCCAGCACTGAAGACTTCAAGGCTATGGAAGCAGAGGCTAAGAGGCTGGGCGGCACTACAAAGTACACGGCCAGCGAAGCCGCCAGTGCTTTGGAGAACCTGACACGTAACGGCTTAACGCCCACGCAGGCTACAGCCGCTTTGTCTAAGACGCTACAGCTGGCGCAGGCTAACGCCATAAGTTTAGCTGAAGCGGCAGACATGGCCACCAACACCATGAACGGCTTTGGTATGAGCGTAGACGAGTTAGGGCGCGTTAATGATATACTTTCCAGTACAGCCGCGCACAGTGCCACTAACGTACTGGAACTTGCAGAAGCCGTTAAGAACGCCGCGCCACTGGCTAAGAACTGCGGCGTAGGCATCCAAGAAACTAATGCCGCGCTGGGTACGCTGGCAAACGTAGGCATTAAGGGCGCGGACGCTGGCACAGCTTTGAAGCAAATCTTTATGGGGCTTTCCACGGAGAGCGCGAACGGTGCAAAGGCACTGGCAAAGTACGGGCTGGAAATCAACCAAGAAACCATAGCCGTGGACGGGCTGGCAGGCACATTAAAGAAGCTATACGAAAGCGGCATAGGTAAGAGTAACCAAGACTTAGCAGACGTGTTTGGGCGGCGTGCTTTCAGCGGCGCGGCTGCTTTGATTAACAACTACGAAAAGTTTATAGAACTTAACGAGACACTGGCAGGCAGCTACGGAGAGACAGAAAGAATGTTTGAGCAAGGCAGCGGGCGCATGGAAAATGCGCTGGCCAGTCTTTCGTCTGCGTGGGAAGCGTTTCAAATCGAAATCTTTCAAGGCGGTGAAAACCTATTTGTGGCACCTATCGAAGCACTTACTGGATTTATACGCTATGCCACTGAAAACTTAGGCACGCTGGCCGTTAAGATACTGGCCATATTCGCAGGCGTGAAAGTTATACAGTATTTCCGGCAATGGCAGGCAGCATCCGGCACGGCGTTTATGACAATGGCAGCGCAGGCGCAGGCAGCGCACGCAAAGGTAAACACCTTAGAGCGCGCCGGGCTGACACTGAAGAAACAAATAAAGGCACTTGAAGCACAACTGGCAAAGGCAAGCGCAGACCAGCGTTTAGCCATAGAAGTACAGCTGGAAGCAAAGAAACGCCAGCTGAAAGCCAACGAACTGGCAGTAACGAAAGCTACTGAAGCCGCCAAAGCAGCAGACGCGCAGGCAGCAGCCGTGAAGTCTGCGACTGGCTGGCAGCTTGCTATGATTAAGATACGCGCAGCAGCTACAGCAGCAGCTACAGCTATGAAAGCAGTATGGAGTACCGTTTGGCCTATGCTGTTAATGACCGTAATAGTAGAAGTTATCAGTAAAATTTCGTCACTGATAAAAGAAGCCGCTGGCGCGCGTAACATCATAGCAGACATAGAACGTGAAGCCAGCCACGCGGAAAGCGAACAGCGGGCAAAAATAGCCGCGCTTTCGCGCATTATCCATGACAATACACAGAGCATCAAGAACCGCCAGCAGGCTATAGCGGACTTACAGAAAATCGTGCCGGACTATCACGCCAGCTTGACACAAGAGGGCAAACTGATAAACGACAACACAAGCGCACTGGACGCTTACTGTAAGAAGCTAAAACTGGCTTCAGAGATACAAGCCGCCAGTACAAAGCTGGCAGACGCAGAACTGGAACTAAAAGAATTTACCAGTAACGCCAGCCGTGGCGTGTCCGCTGCATACTTTAACGAGCGCGTTATGGGTATGTCCGAAAACGACGCAATACGTGAGGCTACAGCGTCACCAAGCGGCTACAGAGCATTTAAGGCTAAAATGGCGCGACTACAAAGCAACGTAGACAAACTAAATAGCTACATCGAGGACAAGACAAAGGAAATGAACGAAATAACCGTAGCCAGCGGCACCGGGGGAACTGGTGGCGGTGGTGGCGGTGGCACCGGGGGAACTGGTGACAGCAAAACAAAGTCAGACCTACAGAAAGCACAAGAAGACTACGCACGCAGTCTGCGTGAACTTGATGAAAAGAAGCGGCTGGAACTGGTGACTGAAAACGAATACCAGCAGCAGCTTTCCCGGCTGAATGAAGAAACACTGCTAAGACTGCGCAGCAGTGACGACGTGGCCGCGCGTGAATCTGAATTTGCAAAGAAACTGGAAGCAGCCGTAAAGAACGACGTGGCAAACAAAGCCGCCAAGAAACTGGCAGAGGCAGAAGAAGCGTATAAGAAAACAATAGCCGAGGCTGACAGAAAGAAAGCTAACGGCGTGCTGACAGAAGAAGACTACATTAAAGCAGTGCTGGCAGCGCAGACGCGCTTCATAGAGCAAGCCGCCGCCATCGACGGGCTGACAGACGAACAGAAGCACACTATCAAAACCATACAGCAGTACCGTAAGGCTTTGGAAGTGGAAACCATGAACACTAAGCTGGCGCAGCAGCCCGGACGTGACCGTACATTTGACTACAAGTTAAGTGCTGACGAAATCGCTAAGACTGAATTAGAATACCAGCTTGAAGAAGCTAAGAAGCGGCTGGCAGAAATGAAGACACTGGCCAGCGACATGGTCAGTGAGATAGACGTGCAGATGAAAAAAGTAACGTCTTTAGATGAGGCTTTGAAACTGGCAAAGGTGCGCGCGGACATCAAGGCACTGCAAAAGGATTTGGCACGCACAGAATGGAACAGCGTAAAGGATTTGGCCAGCAGCACAAACACCATCGTAAGCGCATGGACTAACTTAGCCGACACGTTAAGCGACGAAGACGCTACACCGTGGCAGCAGATAGCAGCTATTTGGAACGCGCTAACGCAGAGTGTAGACGGCTTTCTGCGCATCATCGACGCTGTAAACGCATGGACTGAAGCCAGCGAGACTTTACAGAAAGCGCAGGCCGCTGAAGCCGCTATGGTGCAGCAGACGACGGCGCAAAAGGTAGCCGCCAACACGCAGGGCATAGCCAGCGACCAAGCAGCAGCCGCCGGAACAGCTGCAAAGGCCACTACAGAAGTAGCGGCAAATACTGCCAGCGCAGCGTCTTCAGCCGGAGCCAGTGCCGCTAAATTGCCATTCCCGGCCAACTTGATAGCTGTAGCAGCTGCCATCAGTGCCGTGCTGGGCTTAATGGCTGCTATTCCTAAGTTTGCAGGTGGCGGCGTGGTGCAGGGCGGCACCAGCATTAACGACTTACAGTTAGCCCGTGTCAATGCTGGCGAAATGATATTAAACGGTAGCCAGCAGAAACGGCTATGGAACGCTATAAACAGTGATAGGCTGGGCGGTGGCTTCAGCGGCAAGCGTATAGTGGGCGTACTACGTGGCAGTAACTTATACTTACTGCTGGAGAACTACAAAAAACAGACTAAGAAGCCGTGACACCGAGGGGGCAAAGAATGGCTGGCAGAATGTATTATAAAGCATTTTTATGAGTTACGGGCTAAAATATACTATACCATTCGCATCACTACACGGCAGGAAATACCGGGTAGAGATAGAAGAAGACGGCTACAGCGGCGAAGTTACAGAACTTACGGGCGCGCCGTCAGCGTTTACTATCAGCATAGCAGATGACGCTTTTATTTATACACCGTTGAGGCTTTCCACTGGCACCATAAGCGTAGTAGGAGAAGCAGAACTGCGCCAGCTGTTTGCGACGGGCTGGCAGCAGTACCGTGTTACACTGGTAGAGATAGACGCGCAGGATAATACAAGCGTGGCGTGGTGTGGCTTTGTACGCCCGGAAGAATACACGCAGGACTACAGCGGCGGCACACAGCCGCTTGACATCGAAGTGCAAAGTGCTGTAAACGTACTGGAACAGATACCGTACAAAGTGGCCGCGCAGGACGGTAAGCCGGGCTTTGTCAGTCTGCGCAGTCTTATAGGCCGCGCGCTGACGCTGGCAGCAGGCCGCTACAGCCGCGTGTACGTGCCGCATACGTTTGCTATCGACCACGACCACTACGGCGAAAACGCGCTACTGCGTGAAGACTGCCAAATATCAGAACAGAATTTTTTCGACGAAGAAAGCAAGCCAATGAACTGGCTGCAAGTGCTGGAAGAAATCAGCCGCTTTGCGCACGTCACACTTTGCGACTGGCGCGGCGATATTTGGTTTGTAGACTATGACTATAAAGACGCTTACGACGCTTACAGCATAGGTATGTCGCTTGTTGAGGCTAACGCCGTTACACCATCATACAGAAGCGTGCAGGCCATAGGCTACCACGGGAACCAGCACACGCTTGATTTGCTGGGCGGCTATAATAAGGCAACTATAAAAGTATCGAACTATTCAGCCGCAAGCAACAACACCAGCCAAGTAATTTTGCCAAACGACGACATGGGCAGTCTGCCAGTGTTTAAGTCATGGGAAACAGATGCAGAGTGGACGCGAACAGAGGGAGAGTGGGAAAACAGAATTTACCATTTATATCGCCGCCGCTGTGCTACAAAATGGCTGAATGGTGTAAACTGGAAGACCTTGCAATATATGCCGACTGGCTACAGTGTAGACGGTGAGCAAATATCAAGAATGAACGTAGAAGCGCATCACGGGCAAACTATCCGGGAGAGGGTAGAAGAAACAACACTGGAAAATGTCGCCGCCGCGTATGGGCACCCAATAGGCGTAAACGACGGCTATTTATGGGCGTTACCTACGGGGCCAAACGGCGTTATATATGGTGCTTTCTTTGTCCGCGTGGCCAGTATTGAATATGTAAGTGAGGGAACTAACACAAAAGTGGCTAATACTGGCGACGTAAACCAAGACTACAAAGTAGTTTACCCGGACGACAGACTTAAAGATAGTACATGGAACTGGAAAAACTATCTTATTATTCGTTCTGTAGGCAATGGCCGCGGCACGTATAGGCCTGACTGGAGCTGGGCAAGTTTTGGGGTACGAATGGAAGACAAACATCTTTTGGAGTTTGCCAACGCCACGCCGGAAGCCAGCTACCCAAACGGCTGGGTAAAGATAGAAGTAAAGAGTGCTACCGACTTTGTAGACGCATGGAGTGTAAGAAAAGGCACTACAGCAGACTTGTACTGCATACTTCGCATAGGCGAAAAATACTGGAACGGCACAAGCTGGCAGGCTGCTGGGTGTGGCTTCAGTATTGAGATAGACGAAAACGGAGACGCAAAACAAAAAGCCACGCCGGAGCAAATAGCCGCGCTGGGTACTGTAGACTGCTTCGCTGTGCCTATACTGGAACAGCTGCAAGGTAGTGTAGAATTCGTTATAGTGGGAGCCAGTCAGAACATAGCACTGCAAACGCTAAAGTTAAGCTACGACATTATGGATAACGGAAGCGTGACAGCTGACGAAAACGGCGACCGCATCTATACAAACGAAGTAAACGCTGACTTTATCAATGAGTTAGACGAAATAGAAGCTAAGATAAGCAGCTATAACAATGACGGCGCATGTTTTAGCAAAGTCATGCTGAACGGCAAATATATAGAAGCGCATTTGTATGAGGGCGTGACACATAGGTATGTACGCCCGGAAGAAATGCTACTGCGCAGAATCGTAAGCCAGTACGAAGTGCCAAAAGTAAGGCTATCCCAAGAACTGCGCCAAACGCCGGAACTGCTGCCAGCTGACATTATCACAGATAAGACACAGCCGGGGGCGCGCTTTGTACAGACTGGCGGCGAAATAGATTTTGCTAACGACACGGCCACCGTGCAAATGATAACATTTGAAGAATGAAAGACGTAAAAGTAATATCGTACATTATTCCGGGAAAAGGCCGTAGTGAGAACTACAAAGGCACTGGCGGCGGCACCATCACTATAAATAACACTGTCACAAGCGGCGGCGGTAACAGCGGCGCGTCTACTGACAGCGTTAGATATGCAGAGGAAGCACACACTGCTAAGTATGCAGAGGAAGCAGGAAAAGCAGCCATAGCTGAACGCGCCAAAGCAGCAGACGCAGCCACTGAAGCAGCACACGCGCAGACCGCTGACGTGGCAGAGACAGCAGGCGAAGCAACCAAAGCCAAACATGCAGACGTGGCAGTTAATGCGCAACGCGCAGACAGCGCAGACCACGCTAACTTAGCGAACGAGGCCATACACGCGCAGACTGCTGACAGAGTGGGAGAGGCTGACCACGCAAAAACTGCTGACTTAGCTACACTGGCCAAGAATCTGACAGCAGACAGTACAGACTGGCAGAAAATCGACGGCAAAATAGAGGAATCGGAAAAGCGCGCAGAAAAGAAATTCATTTCAAAACTACATGACGACGTAGCAAAGGGAAAAATACGCTTTGAAGACTTTATTACGCTGGTGCGCGGCATGTGGCTGGGTGACGCTAAGATAGTGCGCGCCATTCAAAGCGGTGCTACTGTTGAGGCTGACGACACGGCCATTATGACCGTGGCCAAAATGATAGGCACGTTTCTGCGCAAAGACACTGAAGACGAAACGCGCTATTTGCTGAAGCTGCTGGGTGGTGCCATCTTTGCTTATCTGAAGACACCCGACTGGACGGCTGGCGGTATGCTGGGCACTGGAATAGGTGCGTACCAAGACGCAAGCGGCATGTGGGTAATAGAGACTGACAAGCTGCTGGTAAGAGTTAAGGCCATCTTTGAGGAATTAGAAATACGCCGTCTGTCATACGTGGGCGGTAACTTGCTGCTTTCCGGCGCAGGCAGCGTTATTACAGCCGTAGAAGACACTGGCACTGCATACAGATGCAGCATAAAGAACGACGACGGCACCACGGCCACTATGAACTACTGGCGCGCTGGCGACCAAGCACGCTGCCAAACTTTCAATATCAAAGCCGGAGTGTACCAAAACGTGCAAAACCGCTTTTGGTGGCGACTGGTTACAGAGGTAGGCGAAGACTATATAGACGTATCAAAGAGCGACTACGCCGTAGACAGTGACGCGCCAGCAGTAGGCGACCACGTAGTGCAGCTGGGTAACAGAACCGACGCAGAGCGACAAGCCGCCATTATGCTTTCAGCAGTAGGCAGCGACGCGCCAGCCATTACGCAGTACGCCGGAATTAACAGCTACCGTCTTACTGGCAAACAGAAGACACGCATAAGCCCACACGGTAACATATTTACTGGTGACTTCTATCTGAATGACGGGCGCAGTCTGCTGCAAGTCATAGACGGCAAAATTACCAGTGTTATAAGTGAGACTGTACGCACGGCCACTGACAAAGACAACTATCTGACAAATGGCAGCTTTGCCACTGGTTTGGACGGCTGGCAGGGAGCCAGCGGCACGCGCTACTTCAAAGTGGGCACAAAGTATGTGTGGGCTAATAAGTCGCCACTGGCTAACAAGCTGGGTGCCGGGTGCAGCTGGACTACAGACAGCGGGCATCCCGTGGCGCGTATAGCTGCCAGCCAGTTAGTACAACTGCAAGCAGACTACGCAAAACGCCCGGAAATAAAACTGCTTAACAACAAAAAGCAGGCCGTGCCCGTATATCTGTCTTTGTATGTTAAAGTGCTGGAAGCTGGCACGCTGACTATAAGCATAGCCAGCGAAGTTACTACGAACTTTGACACGTTTACGCCGCTGTCATATTCAGAGGCTTTAACCGCTGACGGCGAATATTTGCACGTTGAGGCTACGGGCTACTGGAGTGGCACGGGTAACTTAACAATAGCTACAGACGGCGTTATGCTTATTCACGACGTTATGTTTACGCTGAACGAATACACCTACTACGAAAGCAGGATAGAACAGACAGCGCAGCATATCTTACTGGAAGTGCAGCGCGTGGAAAATAAAGCAGACAGCAACACGACGCGCATAGGTGCTTTGGAGGTGACAGCCGAAAGTATCACTGCGCGCGTGTCTGCTGTTGAAACTACAGCCGCCGGAAACGCTACAGCTATAGGCCAGCTGCAAGTGCGCGCTACCGCCATCGAAGCAAGCGTGACAGCAGTAGACAACAAAGCCGACGGCATAGCTACGAGAGTGGGCGCGCTGGAAGTCACGGCACAAAGCATTACTGCGCGTGTTACCGCCGTGGAATCTACAGCAGCAGGCAATAGCACAGCCATAGGCGCGCTACAAGTCAGAGCGACAGCCATAGAAGCCAGCGTGACAGCAGTAGACACTAAAGCCGACGGGATAGCCACGCGCGTAGGTGCTTTGGAGATTACAGCCGACAATATCACGGCCAGCGTGTCAGACATCGAAGACGACGTAGACGGGCTGACGACGCGCGTAGGAACACTGGAAACGACGGCTACCAGTATAACGTCCACAGTTACCGCAGTGGAAACAACAGCCAGCAGTAACACCACACGCATAGGTACACTGGAAACAACAGCGCAAAGCATCACGGCCAGCGTGTCAGACATCGAAGACGACGTAGACGGGCTGACGACGCGCGTAGGAACACTGGAAACGACGGCTACCAGTATAACGGCAACCGTAGAGGAAATAAGCGACACCGTAGACGGCCACACTACATCTATAAGCCAGCTGCAAATCAGAGCCGGACAAATAGAAAGCAGTCTGTCTTCAGTAAGCAGCACGGCCAACAGCAATAGCACGGCCATTTCTACGCTGACGCAGACCGTTAGCGGAATTAGTGCAACCGTCAGCGAACACACAGAGACGTTAAGCGACTTAGGCGACAGCATAGAAGACGTAAGCGACAGAACCACTACACTGGAAACGACGGTAAACGGAATTAGTGCTACCGTCAGCAGCCACACGTCTTCTATCAGCAGTTTGGGCAGCAGCGTGGGAACGCTGGGCAGTAGCTTGACCAGTGTAACAGACCGGGTGGCAGCTTTGGAAATAACAGCCAGCGGCCTTACTTCAACCGTCAGCAGTCACACTTCGCAAATAAGCCAGTTAGGTAACGCGGTAGACGACAACGACAGAGACATAGCCAGTCTTAATACAAGTGTCAGCACCATTTCACAAATGGCTGGAACCATAAGCAGCCGTGTAACGACCATAGAAAACGACTATGCCACTGGCACGGCACTAACGCAGACTGCCAGCAGTATAACAGCGCGCGTCAATAACGTGCTGGAAAATCAAGGCGGGCGCAATCTACTGACATCATCACTGATTAACGAGA